TCCGGCGTCATGCGCTTCACACCGCCGAACACGCGCTCATAGAGCTCCGTGGGATCCATGCCCTCACGATCGGCCAGTACCGCTATACCGCGGGCTATCTGCGCCAGCTGGCCAGACGCGCGCTGTGAGTAGCCGCCGGCCACCAGCTGCCCCTGCATGTCATTGACGATCGAGTCGATCTGCGCATCCAGCCGTGAATCATTGGCCTCTGCCGCCATTTCCTCGATCTTTTTGACGATGTCGGGATTGTTCGCGCGCCAGATCTCAGCCTCTCGAGCCGACATGGCCTCCTCGTTTGGCTTCAAATCGACCGCCAAATCGACCCCGGCCTGCGTAGGAGCGATTATCTCCGCGTACTGGCCCACTGGTATCGGCAAGTCCTGCCCGAGCTCTACGGCCTCCTGAAGCGTCTCAGCGTCGATTCCGACCGAAGCGGCCACGGCCTCCGGATCCCTGCCGTTCTCCTGGAAGTATTCCGAGAAACGGCGGCCGTCGATCCACATACTGCCGTCAGTGCCTTGTGCCTGTAGCCGCTGCAGGAATTGCTGATAGCTGCCCTTGAGATTCTTGGCCGTGGTCGACTTGTTGGCGCCGTCCGCCAGCGTCTCGAATACCACCGACATATTCTCCGCGGCCTTGGCCTTGCGGATGTCGGAGTAGTAGCTCATGCCGGGACCGAGCATCGACATGATGGCAGCGCCCTGCAGAGTCTCGAGCGCTACGTCGGCAATACGGTTAGACCATGACTCATACGTCAGGGCCTCGGCGTCCTCCGGCCGTATCATCTCGCCAGTGACCGCTGTGACCGTTTCCTGCATGACCTCCGTGACGACCTCAGTGCCGAGGACCTCGCCGAAACGCACAAGAGCATTCGTGGTGGCTCGCTTGAGCGATGGCCTCGTGAGCACGTCACCGGCCAGCCGCTTTGCGACTGCGCCCTGGGCATCCTTCAGCCACGGCACATACTTCACGACCTTGCCGATCGCCACGGTTTCCAGCGCGGCATTGACGACGCCCACCGACCTCGAGGCCATCAGCGCGGTATCGTGATCGACGCCCATGTCGCGGTATTCGCCATAGGCAAAGCCGGACTCGAGCTCGTAGGCCGCCATGGACGTGCCCGTCGCCATTCCGATATTGAAACCAGTGACAGCGGTTGCCGGCACGGTGAATATCTCCTCCGGCGCCAGCGCTTGCGGACCCATTTGCCCGGCGAGCGCTGCAGCGGTGCCGCCGGCCATTGCGCCAGCCAGCCCGAACTCGACACCTTGGCCAAGGCTGTAGAGCGTCGGCCCGGCCATCTTGGCGTTTTTCACGAGGAAGCGTACAAAGCCCTCGGATCCGAAATCGTGGCCGGCCTGCAGCTGCTCGAACTTGTCAAACCGCTCTTGCTGCTCCGGCGTGAAGTCGCCGCCCTGGGCCGCCCGCGTTTTTTGCATGAGCCCCATCTCGACCTGAGCCCACGTCGCATCCCAACCGAGGCCGATCTGTTTGACCGAGCGCTCGATGTAACCCATGTTGTCGAAATCGTCTTTCAGCGCCGCCATGTGATACGGGTTTTCGGCGAGGAACGATGTCCATGCCGGCGCGGTCCGCTTGTACTCCTCGACGTCAAATTCTTGGGCGAGGATGCTTGTCTCGATGTTCTCGAGATCGGCGCCGACGACCTCGTTGGGCAGGCCGGTAAAATGCGATGCGTTGAGGATCCGACGTGACTTGTCGGGATCCTCGTTCATGGCATTGGCCGCCTTGAGACGTGACTCCTCGAGCTTGCGATTGCGCTCAGCGATGTCGCGCCGTAGTTGATCCGTCAGGCTTCCAGCTGGTGTCGCCATCAGTGCTCGTACTTGCCTTGCAGCGCCTCGAGGACGCGCCGCGTCACGTCATTCGGTTCGCCGCCAATGATGGTCTGCGCGTAGGCGTTCTCGAGATCCTTGGTTTCAGGCACCAGCCCGTCGAACTCAGCCGAGGCCATCCGCTTGAGGCGGTCCTCCCACGTCGTTTTCACGAGTTCGCCATTCGGGCCGATCGGCACATACGTCTCGAGGCCTTGCCATTCAGAAATCGGCACGTAGGCACGATCGAAGTCGTCCGGATCCATCTGCGCGATTGGCGTTTTCTCGTCGTTGTCGCGGCCGTAGATGAATCCACGGAAGCCATAGTCGCGCTCGTACACGCCCTCGCTGAGAATTTGCCGGGCGATCTTCTTGCGGACGTCATAAGGCGCTTGCTTGCCGCCGTACTCGTCGGCCTGCACCCGAGCGATCTCGTCGACCATGCGGGAACGCGACATCTGATACATCTGATCCTCGTCATCGCTGCGGCCAGTGCGCGGCAGGCCCATCTCGCCAGCCCAGACGTCGGTGAGGATCTGATCGTTTGTCTGCACAGCGTTGCCACCGCTGGCGGACGTCTTGCCGGAGCGAATCCGCTCTTGGTCATCCTGCATCTGCTTCCATACGCCCTGCTCGAAATTGACGTACCAGCTTGGATGCTCGAGATCGACCTCGGCCTTTTGTGCGTCGGTCATGTCGGCCCAGGCTGAGTACGACGGCACCACGAGCTCGCCGTCCTTGTTGTAGACCGGCCGATGCCAGTTTGTCGAGTTCGCAAACTGCTCACCATTCCTGAGCATCGACTCGTATGACCGAAGCGTACCGACTTGCTGTGGCGACAGAGATGCCAGCTGTGCCGGCGGGATCTGATCGAAATACATGCCTTGCTGCAATCGGCCGCCAATGTCGATCATCAGTTCGCTGCGCTCGTTGTTGCGCGTTACACGTATTTCCTCGGCCCGTTGCCGTGCGATCTGTTCCGCTCGAGCGCGGACGCCCGCATCACCGCCGCGCGCAGCTGCTCGCGTTGCCGACACAATTCCGCCCGGATCGCCCGGATTTTGAAGCTCGGCAGCGTCCACGATGGCATAGGCCGCAGCAAGTTCGTCCTCAGTTTCATTCTCCTTTTTGGCCGCCTCGAGCATTTCCGTGGCGACATTCTTGTGAAGGAAATCAGCGATCGAGCCCGAGCCCTTGCCGGAGGCGATGTCATCTTTGTCGATCGCGCCGCGAGCGCTGCGGTGTGCCAGCGAGAGCTCGAGCTCGGCAATGCGCTGCTTGACGTCCATGGATTCGAGTGAGCCCGTTGCCGCCTTGCTGACAAATCCCTGCAGCATTGATTCGGACTCCTCGGCCGTGAACCATGGCGTGTCGCCGTCCGCGTCAGAAGCCGCCGCGATTGTCTCGAGGGCTTGCAGCATGATCTCGTTCTGCTGTTCCGGCGGCGCCACCTGGATCATCTCGAGCGCAGCGTCCAAGCCTTGACTGATTTGTGCCCGGCCCTTGTCGATCTCGATACCGCGCGCCATGTCGCCGGCGTACACGCGACCCTTCTCGCGAATGAGCTCAGACTCCGACTGCAAAAGCGCCTGATCCGACGGCGACAGTCGAGCGTAACGACCGATGATCTCGTCACGGCCGGTATTGAAGCCGGTCGAATAGTCCTCGTCGAACTGCTCGAAATCGTCGCGATCCTTGAGGCCCTCACGTTGCGCTATGTCCAGCGCCGTGATCTCGTTTTTCGCCAGCGCGTACTGCAGCCGGCTGTCCTTTGTCTTTTTCTCGCCGTAGAGCCTTGCAAAATTGTCCGCGGCGATCGCAACACTTTCAGCGACCGCGACGCCATCTGCATAAACCGGATCCACGCGATTCGAGCGCAGCGACGGCCGGGCGCCGTAATCCATGACGTCAGGTAGCTTAGGCATTATGCTGACTCCTCAGCCGTGACCGATACGGCGATGCTGCCCTTTTCCTCTTGCGTGTCGCGATAACGGATCCGCAGGGTGCCGCTGCCACTCAGAATTTGCGGGCCAAGGCCGGCCGTCCGATACCGCCACGACTTGTCGCCGGTGCCCATCGGGATCCACGTATTGATCGGCGGCACTGTGCCAAAGTTGAAGGCATCGCCCGTCCAGTCCAGACGGGTTTCACAGTTGCCGGCATTGAACGTATTTTCGGCATTGAAGCTCGACCAGAACCCGAGGTCGAGAATGCCGCCACTGGTAGTCTGCTCGGTGATCGAGTTATCGCGACGCATCGCCAGCCCGGCAATGACCTGAGTCGGCGTTATTGCCACGTCCGAGACTGTGATACTGCCGATATTGAACGACGGCTCCGGCGGCGCCGGGCCGATCTTGAACGGCGCATGCTGCGGCCACTTTCCGGTAGCGACGTCGCGCCGCACCCACAGTATGCCGTCGACGCTGTACGCTGCCTGCCCGGTGAAGTCGAAGCCAACCGTGTTCGCCTGCCCGCCATCGGCGAGCAATAGCGGCTTGACGGGATCAGCCGTTAGCCCCGACGAGATCCTGAAGTCATCGAGATTGTGCCCGGCGACCGCTGTCCATGTGATGCCGTCCGGTGAGGACTGCAGGTTGTTGGGATTCGCGAGAAAAAGGGATGCGTAGAATTTATTTAATGCCGGCGACCAACAGAGTCCCGCGCATGTCGCGCCAAACGTCGCGCGCAGCGTCCAGTTGATCGCATCCGTGCTGCTGTAGATGCGGCCATCGGTGAGGCCAATCAGGATGACGCTGCCATTGTCGACCACCCAATCAGGCGATGTTCCGCCGTTGCCGGGCCAGTTCACCGGGAATGTGCGCGTCGTCCACGAGATGCCGTTGGCCGACGTGAAATATCGAGCCGGCTGAGTGACGTTGCCGGACTGCCCGGTACTGATATACAGCCCGGCCGTCGGCAGGTAGCCGAACCATCCAGGAAGCGCTGAGGCAAAATCGACCGGCGCGGTTTGCGTTATCCAGTCGACGCCATTGGCGGACGTTCTCAGCACACTTGTAGTGCGCGCCACCCATAGCCCGCCGCCATCCTTCGCGATCCAGATAGCGTTGCCCAGGTTGACGCCCGGCGTGAAATTCGGGATCGCCTTGTTGGCCATCTTGTAGGACTGCGTACTGCCGTTCTGGCCGATCAACACGATGTCGCCGCCGGGGAACGCATACTGCGGCACGTCGAGCGCGGCGCGATACGGATTTTCATTGGCCGCGAAAAGCACCCGATCCCAATTGCGGCCGTCGTTGGAGAAAACGAGAAACTGATCCTCCTGCCGGATCCACGAGCCGCTCGGCTCGTATTCAGGAGACGCTACTGCCGCGGCCCCCTGAATCTGTTGTCCGATCGACATTCTCATCAGGCGTAGTTCCCGCCATAGTTTCCAAGCCATGCCGTGCCGGCATTTATAGAGCGCAGGCTGACCAGATGCACCGATCCCAATGTCGACAGATCCGGCGGTGTTCCGCCGTTCCAGATCGTGCCCGTCGGCCATGCGAACGTGTAGGCCGTGGCTCCGTCCTGGGTGATCTCGAGCTCGACCTGTGACAGCTGGCCGCTCGGTGCGGGATTCGTGATGCTCGAAGCCGTGACGTTTTCCGTCAGCGTAATATCGGCCGACTGGCCGGCCTCGTAGTTCCACGTCACCACGCCCGCGGCGCTGGCGATCGATTGATGCTCGATGCTGTAGTCCGCCAGCTGCGGATAGCGGAACAGCTGTTGCACACCGGAGATGCCGGCTTGGAGCTCGGCCGCAACCGGAACCAGTCGAATGTTGCCGGAGCCGTCCGCGTCGATGTAGCTCGAGATGGAATCGCCGAAGCGATAGAAGGCAAGGCGTCGCTGGCCAATGTGAATCTCGCCGTCGACATTCACCGGCTCGTCGAACTGGTAGGCCTCGATGTTGGCGGATCCGGCAAACGCCAAAGCGATCGCTGGCGCGAGATCCGAGGCATTGACCTGAACCTGCACCAGATCGCCGGCGGTGTTGCGCATGATCAGCACGGCATCATTGATGATGTCGATGCCCTGATCCGTGGTTCTGCCACGAACCGTGACGCTCTGCAGCGTGTCGTTTTCAACCACCGACGTCGGATCGAAATAGAGATCGAATGTCATCGCGTCCTGATCCGGCCGCAGCGGATCCGGATTACCCTCGACGCGCCACCACTCGACCTCAGCGTCGCTGACACGGTAGGAGGGCACAATCGTCCCTCCTACCACGTCACGATTTCCGTCGAAGTCGCCGGCTCGCTGCCAATCGGAGTTTCGGGCCGTGTAGATGCCATTCTCGATCGGGTCAACCTGATCTTTGACCAACACACGATCGCCGTCCTGGAGCAGACGGCTATTAACGGTTTGCAAACCTGACAGCGTTAGCGGCCCGGTACTCGCGACCTGAGCTGGCGCCTTGATCGCAAGCCCGGCGACGAACGAATCGACTAGGAAATTTTGTACTGCATCATTGACTGGCATTACGTGTCACCCCATAAAGTAGTCCGCGGCGGATTTTTTACTGGCGACATCGGATAGCCCTGCCTCGACAGAGTGGTCGCGCCAGAAGCGCCGGCGCCGGCGGCAGCGGCAGATTTGCCGAATTGCCCACCAGCACCGGCATAGGCCGACACAGCGCTCGTGACAGTGTTCACGACGCCCAACACGACGGCATCATCTGCCGCCTGTTCCTCAGCCTTGGCGCGCGCCAGAAGTCCCTCGGCATCATTCAGCCCGGCCCACAGCATAGACATGACACGGTATTCGCCCTCGGCATTGAGATCCGAGAGCACTTTGACAAAACCGGCGTCCGTGCCAGCACCAGAAGCAGCGGCCAGAGCCACCGCGCGAGATTGTATGAATTCCTGCTTGCGACGTTCCTCGGACATCTCACGAGTCGCCGCGCCCATGCGACGGTTTTTGGCCTCACGATATTCGGCCGCCTGCGCCTCGTGCGCTTTCTTTTTTTTGTAAGCCGCCACCGCCTGCGCGCCGCCGGCAATACCGCCAGCTATCCAGGGTAATGCAGCCATCCGTACCAAGCTCCATATAGGTGAGTAAACCCGAGTCGAAACAGCAACCTGCAGCTTTCAGAATCCTCAGCTATCGTCATTACCGGACCCCTGTATTGCTTCACGTACTGCATCGCATCCTTGACCGTCCGCATAACTGTAATCGATTTGAGGTAGGGCTGCACTTTCGGCTTGTGGTCCGAAAAGAAAAGCCCCCACTCCGGATGACGCGAGACGCCCACGATCGCCACTACCTCACCGTCCATCAGCACGGCATTGGCCCTCATCGAGTACCGATAGGGCTCGCCGTAGAATTCGATAATGTCATCCGCCGTCGCCTTGCGAGTTTCTATTGTCGGCGTGGATCTTCGACCGACTGAAAATCTGCGATCGCTGCCAGGATCGTGCAGGGTTTCGGGCTCTCTGCTTGCATGCATATTCTGCTATCCGGATCCCACTCGCCGCCAAATGGGAATTTTTCCTCGTGATAAGTCGCCCAGATCGTGTCGACCGGCGTGATTTGGCCATCCTCGACCCGCGGCAGATCATACAACTCGTCAAACGTCGGGCCGTACTTGACGCCCTGATAATGCAGGTTCTCCGCAAGGAAACCGATCTTGTTGACGCGCTTGTGCTCGAGGAAGCCAATGCCGTCGATTTGGCCTAGCTTCACAGACTTGAACTGCGCGATGTACGGCAGGCCGACAACGACGTTGGAGAACGGTGCACCAGCAAACACCGACAGATCGAGCTCGCCGGGAGTACCAAACTGCGTTACAACCGCGTCGCCGACATACGCGCCATCGGCCCAGACATTCACCGTCAGCCCGGATAGCCAGTTGAGTCCCGTCAACAGCGACGTCGGAGCGCCGTCATACTGCGTCCACGCATCCGAGATGTAGTTGTTCAGGCCACCGCGAGCCTCGCTCTCGAGCGACCATTTGAGCAGGAATCGTTCCTCGCCCTGCTCGAAATTGTTGCCCTCGACCGTGTAGTAGACCTGATCCTCGTCGGTGCCCGGCAGTACCGCGACGTCCTCGATCTTCCATGTTGGCGGACCGCCGATCTCAATGCCAACCCACGCGATGACGTTCTCGGCGCGATCGTACACCAGCATGCCGACAGTGCCGTCGGCGCGGACACAGTGAACGCGGACATCGGGTTTCATTTGCACGTCGATCTGCACAATCTCGGAGACGTTGAACTCCGGCGCGAAGATCGACAGATCCACCGGCTTGAAGTCCTGGATGTCGATGTCGTAGACGAGCTCGTACACCCGTTTCTTGGTGCGGTCGACGAACACGCCCCTCGAGGCCGCGGTCTTGATGTTGAAATTGAACGGCGTCAGCGGCTCGTCGAAATTGGTCGATCGCGCGGACAGCGGATTGTTGCCGTCCATGCGTTTTGCGGCGACGTTGGCCGAGTTCTCCGACGTGCCGAACATAAGCCGGGCCATCGACAGCATCCAGCTGATCACTCGGATTGCGCCCGAGCCAATGGTGCGATTGATCGGGCCGGAGTCGCCCTCGACGTTGTCGTCGTGACTCTCGAAATCGTCGGAGACGGACATCCAGATGCGATCCTCGCCGGCCCACCCGAGCCGGCCCTCGTGAATGGCCACCGCATTCGGATAGCCGCGCACACCGGACCACGAGATCTCCCACCAGTCCTTTGTCGGATTGATCGAGCCGAATGACTTGATCACATGGATGCGAGCCTCAGTCGGCGTCAGTACCTCGAACACTCGACCTATGCCCTGGATCGAGCCGCCGGTGTAGTTGAGCGTCATGGTGATATTGCCGGACGTGTAGGCCGCGATGCGCAGCCGGTAATAAATGATCTGCCCGTCCTGCCCGTCCTTGTAATTGGTCGAAACCGGCGCACTCCATGTCTGGCCCTGATCGTTCCATGGGCCATTCTCATCGAAAGCGAATTGCAGCGACACCGTGCCGACAAAAGTGCCCTCGATGATGATGCCAAACGATCGAGCGTCCTCGCTGCCGACCACGCGGATCGGATCCGTGACGACGTCGACCGCGGCGCCGGTGTTGGTCACGGTTTGGCCTTGACTGGCCAGCCGGAACAGCGCGCCGGGCCCGAATACCGAGCCCTGCAGCGGCGTCGAGAATATCGGATCCGAGGAAATCAGCCGCACATACTTTGTCGGATCGTTGGGGATGCCGGGCTTGTTGGGATCGTAGTCGCCAGAGATGGCCGTCGTCTGAATCGTCGTCGAGCCGGTGTTCTGGGTGCGGAACGGTCCATCGTCAGTGACGAACTCGACAATCGACCATGAGCGGCCGTCGAAGCGCCGTTCGATGACCTTTTGCGCAAGCCCCTCAGAGGCGCAATAGATGCGATCGCCCGATTGGTCCCACCGCACATTGCGGACTTGCTGCTCCGTCGACCATGGCGTACCGAACTCGATGACGCCAGTCTTGATAGACACACCGCCGACCTTGACGTTATACGGCTGATCGTTCGAGAGCTCGATTGTGACCGTGCCAGTGATCGGCGTGAATGCCAGCTGGTGCGAACCGTCCTGCAGGAGTGTGTCAGAGATGTACTCGGAGCCCTGCACTGTGGATCCGACCCGCAACCGTACCGGGCCATGAATGACACCGATGCTTAGGCCGTGCTCGACGTTCTGATCGCCGGGCGCCACCGTCAATGTCTGGAAGGTCCGCGCAAAGCCCTCGCCGGATCCCAACAGGTGCAGCGTGTTGCCCAGGACGTAGGACGTGCAGTTCGCGTCGTCGTCGATTGACCAGCCCGTCGGCGGACTGGTTTCGTCCGGATCTGTGAATGAGGCGTTGGTAAACGCGGTCGCCACAACCGGCCGCTCGAGGAGCACGTCATTGATGCGGACGCGCAGATAAGAGCCGACGCCGAATTCGAGCAGCGCGGTGTCATCCTCCTCGAAAATGAACGGCATCTGCCGCACCAGATTGAGGCCCTGATTGACCGCCATCTGATCGATGTACTTCCAGCCCGGCCGCAGCTGCATGCTGCCAAGAACGCGCGGGATGAAATTTGTCTGGATCTCGGCCGACATGGCGTAGCGCTCGAGATCCATGCGAGCCAGCCCGATCGAGGAAATAACTCCCCGGTTGAAGGCGAGGAGTTGTGCGTCCTGGTTAGCCATTAGCCGATCAGCTGACTACGGTTGCCGCGATCATCCGTGCCAGACCTGAATCCTCGCCGGGATCTCGCCCAACCGCCTTGCGGCGCGAACTTCGCAGGATCCTCCATGGCGTCGACCGCTTTCGCTTCGGCCAGCCACATTTTCCAGTCGCGCGCCAGACGCTTGTCACTGACATCGAGGCCGGCAATGCGCGGGCCAACCTTGTAGGCCATGTAGTGCTCGACCATCTCCGTGAAATTCGGCGGCCACAAGGAAAGATTGGCGCCGAACTGATCGTCGTTCGACACGTAGCCGAAGTAGATCGGATCCGCGTCCGTGTAGATGAAATTGGCCTGATCCGAATAGCGCGTGATCGGGTTGTTGTAATACTCGTCATAGCAGACCAGCATCGTGCGGATGAAATCATCCGGCTTGCCGAATGCGTACTGGTAGCCGAATGCCGGCGTGATGTCGGGGCTCGGCTGCAGCTGCACCGTGCGCTGAGCGAAATTCCACTGACCCATGTGCAGGACGCGATCGATTAAATCATTGTCCCAGATCGCATCCAGCTTGTAGCGCGGCTCGCGATTCTCGTCGAGTGCCGCCAGCTTGCGCTCGCCCAGGATGCTAAGCGACCCGTTGTAGATTGACAGTTGACTTGGCATGTTTCCTCCAAGGCCAGCGCGTCCCTGCGCTTTGTGACCTTCCTTGCTCGGCTATCGCTTGAGAGCCTGAGCGTGATTCGCCGCGAAGCGGTGCGCGAGCTCCTTGGTTGCAAACCCATCCTTGAGCGGCTTCTTGTCGAACTCCACTCGCCACTTTTTCGACGTGCCGGCCCAACCGACCTTGTAACGGCCCGGCAGCTTGTCGCTTGGCTCGTGACTGGTTCCGTAGTCGTAAAACGCCTCCTTGATGACCGAGGCAAAATTGTGGCCACAGTCAACAACGATCACGCGCATCTTCCACGCGACGTCCTCGCGGACCACCGTAATCGTGTCGGTGATCTGCAGATGGCGGGCAATGTGCTCCCAGAATGCCGGATCTAGGACTTGCTCCGGCGTTGTGCCGACCTTGGCGTCGACACGAAAGTCGTTTTCCTTTTCGGCGCGCAGCTGGAATCGGTTGACACCGACCGGCTTGACCGCGTCAGGAACTACAACAGCACCCTCGTCCGAGGGCTCGGGATCCTGCGTTTTCTCGTCCTCGATTTGGTCATCGAGTGTTTTTGCTGGTTCTGCCATTGACTGTCTCCATAAACAAACGGGGACCGCCCCACATGGAGCGGCCCCCGGATTGTCGCGCAGATGTCTCTGCTATGCCAGCCGTTAGGCCAGAGTGACGTCGCCGTTGGCCGCCACTACCGTCACAACGGACGGCGTTACCGACGTTCCGTTGACTACGACGTGGACGATGTCACCAACCTGCAGGCCCTTTTCGTTGCCGTCGTCGATGTAACCCGCGGCTTGCACCGCGACTGCAGCATCGGCGGAACGATAGGTCCAGATGGCAGAGCTCTCGCCAGCATTGGCGCCGCCAGCACCGGCACCTACGCGCGGGAACGAGACGTTCAGGCTATTTGTATCGTATGCCATGAGTCATTACTCCTTACGCTGCGGCCAGTGCAGAGCCGTCATGTGCAACGATGCACACGCCAGAATTCTGCAACAGCACTGAGCCCATGTAGATCGAGCAACGGGCCCAGGAGTAATCCTGCTCCTCGTCGTAACCTACCTTCATTTCCATGTCGTCGGCGTTGTAGGCATGGCCTATCGCTGACTTGTGGAACATATACGTCTCCTCGGTCGCAGAGCCGGGACCGCCGCCGCCGTTGAGGTTCGGATGAACAACCCAGTTCATGCCGAGCCAACGGTAGGTGACAGGCCGGTCGCGCCACGCCGGATCGGCCGCATCAAACGGGCCGTTCATGGTGTAGTCGCGACTCGAGAAGTCGTTTTCACCCATCATGTAGGCCTCGTAGGCCGGTGTCACGATGTATGAGATCCAGCCATCCCACGGAACCTCGTTGTTACCGAGGACCGTCTTGCCGCGCAGGGTGCGCAGCGTGTTGGCGGTCACAGCGGCGCCGATATTGACAGTCGACGTGGCGAGATCGCCAAAGATGTCCTGATCGATCTTGCGATTGATCACACCCATCGTCGTCGCCTGCATGATGGCGCGCTGATTGCCCTGGGAGGCGAAGATGTTGAAATCGGTCTTGCGCACGAGATCGTGCCACTCGACCAGCGTTGCAACAGGCTGGTTCAGGTTGTCGCCACGAGCGGGGATGAGTCCATTGACGCCGCGCGTCTTGGCCTCGGCTCCACCCGAGTCAGCAACGAGGAACGTAGCCTGATTGCCCTTTATCACCGATTCCGTGGTTGTCCAGCCACGGATCAGGGATACCAGTTGCTCGAATCCATGAATGAACTCTTGGCGATACTGGATTTGATAGGCAGTTTCAGCCATTTAGGCGTCCTCCAAAAAATGAAAAGTCCGTTTCCACTAATCGGGGTAGCCTGCTTGGGCTTTGCGAGGGGTATCTCTGACGAGGGCCTCGCGTTGCCGGCAGGGAGCCGGTAGGCGGCCGGGAGCCTTACGGGGTAGCCGGCCTTGCTGTGGTATCTGCGAATCTAGCTCAGACGTTGGCCACGGTCAAGCCACCAGTGACGAGAATCGATTGCGGTTGCGATTGTTCTTGGCCACGATCTTGACACTTGGCCCGGCTATCGCGCTGGCAATACCGCCCTCGACTACCGTCAGAGCACCCGCTACAGACGTGGCGACCTGATACTGGCCATCCTCGGCACCGGATCCAGAGATCTCGATGATCGAGTTCGGCTCAAAGCGCGCCAGCCGGTTGCCGGTATCGGTGATCTGATTCGGCGTGACAAAGGCGATCGTGGTGTCCTCGAGCTCGAGCACATGCCGGTTGAAAGGGTCATTGTCGCCAGCGCCATCAAAGCGATTCACGCGGCGGTTGCGAGATCCGGCCGGCGTCGCGTCGTTCAATCCTGGTTTCCGTACAGCCATCTAACTGCTCCTTTTCGGGGGTTTCGTGAAGCCCTTGGTCGCATAGTATAGCCGCACTTGCTTTTTCGTGTACTTCTTGCCGCTCGGCGACGTGTAGGTGCCCGATCCGCTTTTCTTGAAAGGCATGCGACCTCCTTTGCCGCTACCGGCGTAATGTGTCTGCGGCGCGACCTCGGCCATTACTTTTTCCGCTGGCTTGTCTTGCTGTGATCGAAGTCGTTGTGTTTAGCGCGCTTGGCCTTGGCGCCCGGCGTGTGCGGGCCGCCCGGCCCATGGCCGCGCTTCTTTTGCGCTTCCAGGATCGGCGACGTGACTTTTCTCATTTTCGGCGGTGGCAGTTTCGGCATGATGGCCTCCTACGGCGCGAGCGGGGTGCGGACCTCCGTGCCAAGGCGACGGTTGCCCTGCCGGCGACGGCGGTCCATTGGAGGACGCCGCCGCGGGCCGCCAGTATCAGCGCCAGAGTCGGGCCC